TACGTTCATCACGGATCTCACCTGTGTTGGCATCATACACCAACTTGTTACGATACTTGATCATGATGTCACGTAGATATTGTTCTGCTTTACCACGTGGTAAATTACCTACATCAATGTAAAATATGCGGCGTTCTGGCGCACGTGAAATACGGTAGATAACAATCGCATCTTCAATCATTCTAAGTTGATTGAGTGGCTTGATTGCTTTGTGTAGATATGAGATAACAAATGTATTCTTAGCATCCATCAAGCCAGAGTTGACGTTGATGATTGCATCTGGTGCAATACGAATACCTTGACCTACATTTGAAGTAAATGTTTGAGTTGTTGTACCACGGTCATTATAGACATAGTATTCAGCAACCGATACAACAATCATTGCTCCTGTTTTTGGATCACGATCTTTTTTAATCTCACGCACTTTGCGAATCTTGCGTGGATCAATGTATCTAAGTTCTTGAATACCTTCTTTTGGATTCTTGTCGTTGACTACGATATGATAAAATACACGACCATCAATATACCAACGTTTAAAAACATCGTCGGCCAAATTACTAAAGTTCAACATCTTTAATACCGTGTTGAACTCTTCGATAATTTTTTTCTTGATTGTTTCTGGTTGTTTGAGATTGTCTAGAACAATATCAACAACTTTACCTTGATCGTCATGTGTGATGGCTTCATTGACGATTTCATCAATTGCCATTTGACACTCTGGATGATTTGACATCTCACGATAACGTGTGATGAGTTCTATTTCGTTTCGAACAGAACCTTCAAGATCAACATAGGTACCGTAGTAAGCATTTTGCGTAACGGTAACCGCACCATCATCTACGGTTGCGGAAGGCAGCGCAAAGGATGCCTGCTCAGGCTTTTCAGCCTTGACGACATCCTTCGAGCCTATTGTAAAGCCGAAAAGTTTAATTGCCATTAAGTATCATCCTGTAATAAAAGTAGGGCAAAAGCCCTACTCTTAGACTACGCCGTTTTCAACTGATTCCCACCACTGATAGGTGAGACTCACTGAAAACTCTTCAATAGTATCATTTGAACCCCAATCAACATCAATTGGAGTGATGTCAGACGGGAACAAACCAACAAATTTATATTTCTTGATTGGACTTCCTGACTTACCAAATTGTGTAACTTCACCATCAACAGTGTATCCTAATGGTGTAGTCGCAACTGGATTACGAATGTTCAGATTGTGGCTATTGATGCCATTCATCCAACGTTCGAAAGCATTACGAACAATAAAGTCTTCGTCATTAATGATTGTTACTGTCCAATCAGCAAATGTACGATTACCCACAAACTTTAATTCACGACCGAAGTATTGAACAGGCACAACGCCCAGAGTTGCTCCTGGAAGTTGTGCTGTCTTACACATGAAGGTCATTTTTGTTTGTGCGTTTCCTGGTAATGAGAACGCAGGAAACGGCATACTTACCTCAAATAGATTTGGGCGGGCACCGTCACCTGTTAATTGTGAACGGAACTGATTTACGTTAAATGCCATTTAATTTTCTCCTGTTTCTCTTTATTTAGACTGTACCTACCACTTCACTGAAACTTACACCCGTACGTACTGCAACGAAGTTAAGTTGAATGAAGTTAATCGAACGAGCAGGTTTAATGTAAATGTCACCAACAAATTCATTACGATCAATAACTCCTGGTGTGTTGTTCGTGTCATCACAGACCACACGGAAGTCGGTAATACCACGACGACCTTGGACATCACGCAGGAATGGTTCAACTAGAGCAACAAACTGGGCACGTGTGAACTGGTCGTTAAATTCGAACAGAGAGAAACGTGCTGCACGTGAGATTGCTTTCTCAAGTGTGATGAACAGACGGCGTACATTGATTCGATCAAATGCACTTGGCTTGCTCAACATTGTCTTGTCACCATATAGAACTGTGCCTTCACCTGGGAACGAAACAACAGGATTAACACCTTTTTGATACAGTGTATCACGTTCTGTTTTTGTTGGATTCCAAGCAAGTTTGATAATGTTTTTAATTACTCCACGATTCATACCACCAGGGGAGAACCATGGATCACGTTCTGTATCGGTACGTACACATACACCGGCAATGTCACCGTTAAGAGGAATCCAACGATAAACATCATTGTACTTATCGTACTGATATTTGTAGCCTGAATCGATTACTGCATATGAAGATGATGTTAATGTATTACGATATGCCACAACATCCGTTGCTTCATTACCAGCATTATCAACACAGTCTGCTTTTTCTGGAGAAAGGAATGCAACGCAGTCTTTACGTCCCTCAGCAATATTGCTAACAACATATGAAGCAATTGTGCTATTGCCTGTGCCAGTTACACATAAAGAGATTTCAACCGCTTCTGTATTTTTAAACAAATCCCATCCAGAATTAATTTGTGATGCGCCTACTGAACCGTCTGCACCGTTTGACAGAGAGTATTCTACGTTTGCTGTGGTTGTTTTAAACGATGAAGCGTTTGCAGTAGAACCCCATGCTGTGCCTGCACTTAGATTTGCTGTTGCTGGATGTGCAGCCCACCATACATATTTTGATCTGTTTGAAACAACATTCTTGTAGTAATTGCTGTTGCCAGAATCATCTTTTGCATCCGATGCTTTTGAAACGAATTCATATTTTTCCAGAATTGTACCTGCTGTACCTGTCCACAAGCCATCTTCGTCAACAACAACGATGTGAACTTCATCGTTTGCACCGCCTTTGTTTGCAACATATTCCGATGTTCCAGTATTTGCGCTGAATTGTGTGCGATAAGGCCATGTTGCAAATGTTCCTAAATCTGCCATGGAAATTTTTAGTGAATTACCTAAAGCACCTGGCCAACGTGCTACCCATCCGCCGTATGCGCCATCAGGATAATTGCTGTGATTGTCGTTCCAGTCATCCTCATTCTTAACGACAATTGCTCCGCCGTTTGCACTGGCGTTATTTGCGTCACTAGCAAGGGCACGAACGACTTTTAGATTGTTGCCATACGCCAGGAAATTCGCTGCGGAGAACCAATATTCATAATTATTGTTGTCTGGTTTACCAAACGTGTCCGCTAAACGAACCTCGTCGGCAATGGTTGTAACTACACTACATGGTCCCCAATTAAAAGGTCCTGAAAAAGCGCCAGCGGAAGTGACAACTGAAGGAATAACTGTAGTCAGATCAATCTCTGATACATTCACTCCAGGTGATAATTGAAATGCCATTGGATTTCTCCTTTTATTGTTGGGTCAATATTCTTTTTATGGTGTATTTAGTTTTTTATAAACTTGATGATAAATAACCCGCAGGTGGTTCCCACATATCCCCATCTTCTACTTCCATCTCTCTACGCAGACCGTCTTCAATAAAACCAAACGGTAATACGCTTTCTTCTCCCAACATATTCTGTTCTTCCAGCATAATCTTTCGGATATCAATTCTAGTCTCATCTTTGAAGAAAGTCTGTGCCGTCAGCCAAGCATAAAGCACCAAACCCATTACGATATCATCGTTATTACCTTCTTCGGCAGCATACGTGTCTCTCGTTCGAACAAAAGTATTCAGTTCGGCAATGGTATCAAAGTCATTTATGATAAGTTTGTCATTTTCAATCAGCGTCTTGAGGTTAGCACATCCAATTTTCTTGACAGATTTTGTCGTCTTTACACCAAAAGCCACCGAACGTTTGAATCCAGCTGAGATGCTCTGGCCTTTGATGTGGTGATGTTCTAACTTATAGATATTCTCATACTCTAAGTCATAATGTAAAATATCCACAACTTGTTGGCCCACGTTATTCGTTTCGATTAATACATAAGCCTGATTATAGCGGTTGGCTAAAGCATAAATCGCTGTAGGTAAAAACAATAGGGGCAATTTATTATTGCGGTATCGTGCAACTTGTTTGTACGGTGCTTCTGTGGCATCAATAATATTAATGGTATGGTAATCCATACCAACACCTTCTGAACAGTCCACGGTAGCAATGTAGATACGTCCGGGGCGTGGATCTTCGTATAAAAACAGATTTCCGTCATCTTCAATTCGCATTGGGTCGTAGAACGCCAATGAACGCAGTTTAGAACCAGAAATAAGTGTTGCTGAAGAACCGATAAACTCTGTCTCAAATTCTTGACGGAACTGTTCTTCAGAAGTGTTCCGTATCGTTTCTTCTTTCCATTTTTCATCACGACCTGGCACCATTGACCAGTGAATCTCAAGTGTTTTGTATAGTGAACGATTTTCAATCGCATCCGTCCACATCTTATAGAACAGATTCAGACCGTTCGGTGTAGAAACAATGATTACTTTAGATGTTTTACCAGACGAAATAACAGGGTAAGTAGAAGTAAAGAAGTCTACTGCCATGTTATGTGGTACGAACGCAAATTCATCAAGAAAGATTAGATTGTATGAACCGCCTCGGACACCTGCTGCTGATGTTGCATACGCATAAATCTTTGAACCATTTTCAAGTTCAATAGATCGTTTGTTCCAGTTGATAATACCCTGTTGAAGCCACATAGGTAAATACTCATACGCCTTCTGTATCTTAGCCAGAATGTCTTGAGCAAGTTGAAGTTTGTTAGCCAGAATACCAATAACAAACTCTTCATTGAACAGCGCAGACCAAAGCATATAACCAACAGTCGTGGTTGTCTTACCAACCTGTCGTGGCATCTTTGCAATGACAAAACGATTGTTGTGAAATTGTGTGACCATATCTTCTTGAAATGGCCACATTTCAAAAGGAACAAGACCTTTATCTACGTTGACAATCTTGACGTAGGTGCGAATGAAATACACCGGATCTTCGGTGCATTTTACAATCTCTTTTAGTTGTTCTTCGGTATAGGATATTTCAACACCGACTCTTTTAAGTCGGGCATTACCAAGGTATCCGTCATCCATAATTTAACGTGTGAAACTCTTCAGCATCCAACCATGTTTCTGATGAGCATCAAGAATATCTTGTAAAAAATTACCTACCGCAGGTTCGTCAGCGGCGTCAGCAAGTGCAATACCTGTACGCAGTTCCACGATGTACTTGTCATTGTCTTGAGCAAGTTCAGACATCATGATAAGTGGTGAAGGAATAGCAACGATGTCTTGCACCTTTGATAGTTCCAACATTCTTGCCAGTGTTGTTGGAGCATAAGAATTTAACGCACGAATATGTTCTGCGATTGGATCAGTTTGATCAAACACTGCCTCATAGAATTTACCAAGAAAACGATGATACTGTGCAAAGTCTGGGCCCTCTACATTCCAATGAAAAGTGTGTGCTTTGAAATACAAACCAAAGTTTGTACCTAAAATAACCTTCATCTGTTCGATTAGTTGTTCCATAATTTTATTTATTTCCTTTAATCATTTTAAGTAATTCGTTAGTGGAGCCAACAAAGACTGCTTTATCTATGTTGACTCCCTTTGTTGACTCAGACTGGGGTGCAAGTTCTCTTTTTCGCTTCTGAAGTTCCAACAAATCTTTATTCATCTCAGCCAAATTCTTCATCATTGTGGCTAAGACTTCGTATGCTCTTGGTGACTCTGATTGATTTGCAACTGATGCCAGTTCTGTCATTGCTCTGTTGCCATTATTAATTAGTTCACGCATATTTGTACGAGCAAATTCAGCATCAGCGTCAATTTGATTGTTGTTGTCATTTACGACAGCAGGTAATGTTTCTATAGTTTTTTCTTCAATCGGTTCAACATCGAAGATTTCGGATAAGTTTTTATTTAATTTTTTCATAATGTATCAGGCCATTCTTTAATTGTTTCAATGAATCCAAAGTCCGAAGGTGGCGCAGCATTTGTAGGAGTAGGTTCAGTGATTATTGCAACTGCATTAATTGAATTGATGTCTGATGTTGAGACATTATATCTTGCGCCAGAATAATCACCCGTAAGAGTATAACCAGTTTCAATATACTTATTACCGCCAGTAATAACTAACGCTCCTAATGATGTGTTGCTGAAGTATTCTACCGTGCCAAAGAAACCATTTGCAGAATCACGAATCGTTTCACCAGTGGTAAATACATTATTACCATTTGCGTAATCGACGTAAACTTTTTGTACCAGTTTTGATGTTAAATCGATATTCAGATTCGAATTTGCAGTATGAATAATTTTGCCAGATTTGACAGGTGGCCAGATGAAACTCTTAGCCGTAAACGTCAAATCCCACATAATAATTCTTGTTGTACCATCACCCATACCACCTTCATACTCAACTGTAGATGCTACCGAGTTCAATATAATAGGCACAGTATATTTCTGACCCATCGATGGAATAAAATCTACGACGACACTGAAATCTGGTGTGAAGAATGGTAAAATTTGTTCGAGTATCTGTGTGCCGTCTTCTGTGTTGCGAACATAAATCGACAGACTAAATTCAAAATTATAAGGCACAGGAAGAAACTGTGTTGCAACACCTGTATTTGTCGCAGCAGAAAAATTTTGTAGTGTTGAAATTTGTTTACGGCTCACATCATACTCAAGACTGTCAAGATTGAATGACATTCTTGGTATAACAGAATTAATTGACTTCACTAAATTTGGATCGGACGTAATCTGTGTCAGATATCTTTCTTTTGGTCCATATGATAGTGGTACCTTAAGTTTTTCTTTTGGATTACCTGACTGTGTATAACGAACAATCTCAAGATCATTAAACAACGTGCCAAACACAACAACCATCTTACGAATGGTGCGGTGATAAAACTGAGCGTTACCTAACATTACGGTTCTCCAAACGGATTAACTTCCGTAAAGTCGATGATGCCATCACTGGCTGCTTCAATACGTGCATTGTCGATAATGTCTTCAAACGCTGTGTTCTGAACTGGCGCATCCGTTGCAAGCGTTACTGTCCACTGTGCGCTGCTTGTGTTACCGTGTACATTAGCTGATGATGTAAAATCACCCTGCATACGATACACATCGATGTATGCATTCGGCTGAAAATCATAAACCAATGCTTGTGCTGTGGCTGAAGAAAGATTTGAACCTTGATAAACAATCTCATCATTAACGAATCTGCCTGAACCTGATCCTAATGATATACGAAGTTTTGGATAGTAATTACGAATGTTACCATCAATCTCATCAATTCCAGTTTCGATAACCTCATTTGAGAAATAAAATTGTTTCATTTTTAAAGCATACACATACACATTACCACCACGACCACGGCCTAATGTGTAGAACATTGCTTGATCGTTCTCTGATTCTACGCTGGTAATCTCAAAAAAACTTGTGGTCATTGGTATGTAAATCAAATCACCTTCAAGTGGTCGTGTCAGACCATTGACCGCATATCTAAATCTCAATCTAGATACAAGCAACGTTGCTTCGTCACGAATCTCTAAACCAAACTTAGATATAAAGTCTTGCTCACCATCAAATCCAGTTACATTTTCTAGGTACATTTCAATCGGGTGTGCAGTACGATATTCTTTTAGAACATCTTCACCGAACAGATAGTCTACTTGATCACGTGTTGTACGTGGTAGATAATAAACATCCAAGCCATAAATCTTGAGTGCTTCAATAACAAGATTTTCAACCAATAGTTGTTCTGGAGTGATAACATTACCACCTCCTAATCTACTAGGAAAATTATTGAAGTAAAAGTTTGTAGTCATTAGCCAGTAAAGATTTCTGACGGCAGTGAACCCATCATATAAATCTGTTCTTCCATATCTTTAATTTCTTCCGATGCTTCATCGTAAATCTTTTGACCGTTCAATGTGACTCCACCCGGCATTTGAATACCTTCAAATTTTTTCATATTATTGCCCCACTGCTGTTTAATTTTTGCTGTGGCTAGTTGTTTTAGAAAACGGTCATTCCAAATATCCGTAGTGCCTTCAATTTGTATAGCAGAGTTATCGTGGGTTAATGTTGGCGGTCCGATCAACGTCAGACTTGTAGGCGACTCAATGTTACCAACTTGTTTTGATTCTCCACCAATAGAAATGAAGTCAAACGGTACAATTTCTTGATCAAACTTTGTACCATAACCCACAATTGTATTCGATGAAGGCGAACCACTCACTGTGCCCGTCAATACGACCGTTTCTGGTTGAATTGCACGATAGCATTCAACAACAATCCACTCACCAGGTTCAACATCTCTTGTCCAATCGATGTCTAAGAACACTTTGTTTTGGTGACGGTTGAAACGAAACTGTGGTGTACCAGAGAAAAGTAAATTCAGTGTACGTAGATGCTGCATCGTGATTTCATATGACACATACGATACCGACGTAAAGTCATAGAGATCGTGCAGACGCAACTGATAACGCAAGTCAAACATGTTGATCGACGCATTCGATTGATCAAATGGGAAAATGCCTGTGACAAATTGCACCGCATCTGGACAATAAATCCACTTACGATTAATGTCTTCCTGCGTAATCTGATGTTTCATGAACAGTTTTTCTGTTCCATCATAATGATAATCACGCCAAAAACCGAGTGCATCATCAATGCGATCATCAACTTGATCATCATCAACGTTAATTTCAATGACTGGCCAACCTAATCTACGCAGGCAGTAATCTTTGAATTGTTGTCGTGTTCTTATAGTTGCCATAATTGTTTATTTATTTTATGTCCATTTGAGAATAACAACACCTGAGCCACCAGAAAAACTACCGCCACCGCCGCCACCACCGGTGGCAGTATTTCCAGAACTTCCAGTAAATGGTGCAAAACCCGATCCATTACCACCTCCACCAATACCACCTCGTTCTATACCATCATTGCCACCACTGCCACCACCGCCACCGGCGTATGCTACAATTACTCCAGTAATTGTGGAATTTGCTCCTGCACCACCTATACCACCTCTTGCTGGAAATCCATCGCCTGAACCATTTCCACCTGCCGCTCCTGCACCACCGCCGCCGCCACCCCTAACGGCAGAGGGTGCACCTAATCCTGTTCCACCACTATTGCCTTGACCGGGAGTTCCTGGACCACCAGCAAAACTAGTACCAGGATTAATACCACCGCCACCACCTCCCGAACCACCAGAACATCCCGGACCAAAACCTGGCGGTATAGATGCGGGTGTTGCTGTACCAAATCCACCGCCACCGCCACCAGTAGACCATACAGCAGGGAATGGTGAAGTACCGTAAATTCCAGAGTTTGAACCATTTGATCCTCTAGCAGAAGGAGCGGCACCAGCACCACCACTACCAACAACGACAGTAAGAGAACTGCCGGGCGTTACTGTTATTGCTGGGCTTGCTAAAAATCCTCCAGCACCGCCACCACCACCAGAACCTCCACCACCACCAGCAACAACTAGATATTCAATTGATGACACACCTGTTGGTACATTCCATGTGGCTGTGTTAGAAAAGACCGCTATGTTATTTTGAACCGCAGAAATTCTGATGACAACTAAACCAGAACCTCCGGCACCAGCAGTAAAATTTCCGTATGAAGGAGTGGCGGCGCCACCGCCACCGCCACCGCCAGTTGAAGTATTACCACTTCCTGCATTAAAACCTCCTGCGCCACTAGGAGCAAAACCTTTACCTCCATTACCAGCACCGAAAGGTGTGCCTGTTATGGCCCCATTAGCACCATAAGAAGCGTACCCTCCACCACCAAAAGCAGGAGTTCTTGGATTAACATCTGTGCTTCCACCGCCACCTCCAGCGTATGCTGTATTTGAACCTGTAATAGTAGAAAATATTCCTATACCACCATTACCCGCATTACTTACAGTGGCACTTGCTCCTACACCAGCAGCTCCGCCACCACCTCCACCATTTGTATAAGATGTTGCATCAGTATTTCCTGCTCCACCATTAAATCCTTGACCAGGAGTTCCAGAACCTCCACTACCATTACTGCCACCGCCGCCACCACCTGAAGATCCGGAAATTCCAGCAATATCTGAAGTAGCACCGCCACCGCCACCACCTAGTGCTGTGAAAATTGCGGCATTTGCTGTGTTACCAGCAGAGAAAACTGAGTTTGTGCCACTAGAACCTCTTGTTGTGCCCGAAGCACCACCTGAACCACCCGCACCAACTCGAACTGTGTAAAGTTGATTTGGTCCTACTGGATAACCTGTGCCTTGTAATACACCACCAGCACCACCGCCTCCATAATTACCACCACCTCCTCCACCTCCACCAACAATTAGATAATCAATGGATGTTACACCATCAGGTATTTTGAATTGACTTGTGTTCGCAAAAACAAAAACTTGATTTTGTGTATTAGCAAATGTCCAACGAAGCATGGCAATACCAGAACCACCTGCGCCACCATAGTAACCAGACGAAGAGCCCTGTCCACCACCGCCGCCACCTCTATTAGAGTCTGCGTTATTTCCACCCGGTGCGGGGAATGGTCCAGGATTTCCTGCATTACCGGCACCAAACGGAGTGCCTGATGTTGGTGCAGGTGCAGCACCTCCTGTTCCGGATGTAGACCAAGCACCACCTCCGCCGCCACCAGCATATGCTACATTTACACCGGAAAATGATGAAAAAATTCCTATACCACCAATACCAGGAACACCGGCGGCACCAGCACCACCACCGCCGCCATTGCCATTTGGTCCATTGTTTCCGCCGTTGTTGCCTTGACCTACAACTCCTAATCCTCCGGGATAAACTGGCTCAGAATGACCACCGCCACCAGAACCACCGTTACCATACGGAGCGCCTGGAGATGAACGTGCTTTGCCTCCACCACCGCCTTGAGCATTTAAAAGAAATGTTGTTGGCGCTGTTGTTGAAGCAAAAGTTGTGTTGGAACCTGTTCCGCCACCTACTCTAGAGCCATCGGCGCCACCACCAGCACCAATTGTAACTGTGTATGTTTGACCTGGATTGATTGTTAAACCAACGCCCTGTAAGACGCCTCCAGCTCCACCACCCGCACCGACATCAGCACCTCCACCTCCTCCTCCGGCAATAAAAAAGTAATCCACTGAAGTTACACCAGAAGGTGGAGTCCAAGTGTCTGTTGTTGTAAAAATTTGAACGCCCGTAAAAGCAGGCAAAGCGGGTGTTGCACCACCACCGCCTGTTCCAATGCCGGGAGCAGTGAAGCGTCTTAAACTAAATCTGCTATTCGTGTACTTACGAATCGGCATTAATACATCTCCGTACCAAATGCACTAAAAGAAACTAATGCCGTATTCGCATTCACAGACAATTGCGCTGAAGCATTTAGTGTTACACCCAAACTTAATGAAATTGAATCGTTACCTGGAATAGCCACACGCCATGCTAGATAGTTTGCATTTGCAGTTGCTACGCCAGAAATGTTTGCAGCAATACTAAATGCAGCAGGATTGGTATCAAGGTTAGCGATGTTAATAGATGAAATGACGGCAGAATTACCAGCAGGCACTTGATATAATCGTGTAAGTGTATTTCCTGTTGGATTGACCTGTCCTAAAATGGTATAATTTCTTGGCATTATTTTTCCTTATGAACCTAATCCTAATAAAAAGTAATCTTCAAAGGCATTAGGTTCTGATAACTTAGCATTTGTAACAGAGCCATTTGCAATAGAGTTTGATGTAACGGCATTATTTGCAATCAAATTACCTGTAACCGCACGAATTTGTATTATTCCAGTTTCAACTTTTTGTATCATTTGACACCTTAGGGGTTTTGATTTAACGCTCTTTGAAAATTGCTATTTGCTGCTAATACTGTGTAAACATTTGCTGCTGTTTTTAAAATATTAAAGGAATATATGTCAATGGATTCTTGTTGTGTAGTAGCAAAACCGGGAGCAGAATTACCTGCCCACCAAAGGTTTTGTAATGCACCATCAACATAAACATTAGCACGATATTTTGTTGCACCCTGTTTCAACAATATTGCAGAAGTTACTGTTTGACCAATCAATAACTGAGAATCAAGAGTATTTTGTGTATTTGCTCTAAAATTAAAAGTTACATTTGCTGTTGTATTTGAAGAAAAGAAATAAACAGTATTATTTTCTAAGTCAATGTTTACGTTACCACCGATAGCGGTCGTATATACATTTGCAGATTCAAGAGCTTGACTTAAAGATATGTGAAGGTTTGCAGCAAGAGTATTACCTGCAATTTGGCCTGCTACAATATTGTTCGCACGAATGGCATTACTTGCAATTTTGTTCCCAATAATTGCACCATCTGCAACACGACCCGATTCTACTTTTTGTTCTGACATTTTAAACCATTTTTAATTTTTAGATAAACACAATTATTTATTAAGTAATTCGCTCTCTGAATGCCAAAGTCCTATTGGACAAGATTTATAAGCAAGTTTCACTTTTACTGGCATAAAACAATTACATTTACTACAAAAATTTAACTTTGTATAAAACTCACATTGATTACAATGTGCGAGCCTTTGCTCTTGAATATTTTCCGAAACAAACATTATCGTATGTAAACTTCAACTCTGGCCGATCTATTGATGCCTGTTGAATCTTGACAACACGAAATAGCATCACCAGCACTATAATTACCCCAACCACTATCCATACCAATACCACCACTCACATCGTCTGAGCCTGAAAACTGCCCACCTCCAGCAAGTGTTGCTGGTCCAGTATAGTTGCCCTCACCATTTTCATTCCATCCAAATCCCCAACGAACTTTAGCCGTGCCGTTACCGTATGAGGGGTTAGGAAAGTTTTTAAAATTGAATCCATAAAAGTTAATAGCATTTTGAGATGAAAAAATGCCATTACCCCAATCAGGAGAACTTTTTGCTAACCCTATGAAGTAACCACCATAATTACCACCAGTGTTCACTGTGCCAGTATTATATGTACCTTGTGTGTTAAAAAAGTTGACTAATGTAGATGTGCTTCCTGCAAAAAAGTTATTTTGTAACCAACTCCAACAACTGTAAGGATTCGTTCCAAGTCCTCCACCATTAGTTGTAATATCAGGCCAAAGTGCCATAATATCTTTAGCCGCAAAATAATTCATAGTATCAAACTTAGCATCACCGTCGGTTCTATTATTTTGTGTAGGGTTTAAAGTGTTTATCGTATTCCAATAATTTGCACTATAGTTAAACGTTGTACCTCTAGTTGCTTTCATTGCCATCATCCAACCACCACCGTTGGCTGAACTATTCATCAAACAATAAATTTGAGTTGGACCTACCGTAGGTAAATCAATCCAATAAACACCATCAGTGTTTGTATTTGTCAATGACTTTATGGCAGCAGCACTAACCGCAGCACTATCTCTGGATGATCCATCTTTAAAACCGGTGCCAAACCCATAACCTCTAACTGAGGCTGTACCAAGTGTCGTTATTACTGGCATTATCCAAAACCATATGCAGTTCTTGATCCCAAAATTGAATAAGAATTTGACCCAATTTTTATGGAAGTAAAAGTGTACACATCTAATTGTGAATTTGTAAGCGATGCTGTATATGTTGGTCTACTGTTGCTACTCCATCTCGTATTGCCTGATTGATAAACACCATCAATTGAAAGATTGGCCAAGAATTGTGTGGAACCTTGTGTCAATATAAACGCTGTAGTAATCGATTGACCATTGGCCATAAAACTATTCAAAGTAGTTTCTGGACTTACCCGAATATTAAAAGTCACATTACCAGCAACATTACTCGTTACATAATAAACTGAATTATCATCAAGAGATACATTTACATTACCACTTGTAGAACTCGAAATCAAATTAGCATTCTCTAATAGTCGATTTACTGGAGTAAGTTTTACAGAAGCAATGGTATTGTTAGCAACTAAATTACCTGTGATTGTATTGGTTGCAATGTTATTTCCGCTAATCGCATTTGACGCAATCAAATTACCTGTAATTGTTCCAGCGACAATGTTATTACCTCGAACGGAATTATTAGACAATTTAAGTCCAGTAACCGAAGTGTCAGCAAATCTATTAGTGTTTATTCTTTGCGTCATTTTATTTCATTTTTTCTTTATTTAGAGTTAACCACCAAACACAATTGACATTGCAATCGCTTTACCTGTTGTTGCCGCAGACTGAATTGATGTATTCAGTGATGTACTCAATTTTTGTGAAGTTATGCTACCATCCGGAATAACAAATGTATTTGCATTCGTGTACATTGTAGCAACACGCACCAATTCACCACTGGCAGGAATTTCATCTAGTGTAATTGTTTGAGAGGTCGTATTGACAGTATAATCATTTATAGACTGAACGATACCATCAATTGTTACAATCAATGTTTCACGTGCTTGAGGATTGAACCCTAAGTTAAATGTAGCAGTTGTACCATTCGATGTTGTTTCAAATACAGATACGGAGACATTTGAACTTACATACTGAATAAAGTAAGGGTTGATTTTTTCAAAACCAACAATTCGAATATTTTCGTTATTGCCTGGAGCAGTAATAAATGTAACTGTGTTTGTTGATGGGGTTACAGTGTACGCAGTTTCGGGTTGTAAAATACCACCAATAGAAACAAAAATCGCTTTGTTTGATTCGGGTCTAAAACCAATGCTAAATGCTTGAGTTGAACCATCACCAACAGCACTGTATGTTGATACTACAGCACCAGCAGAGTTTGCTACATCAAGTGTGTAAAGATTTACATTATTAAATCCAGCCACACGAATAGATTGACCAGCAGGTGGCGGCTCATTAAATGAAATAGAATTATTTGAACGAGTTACTACATAATCTGCAAGTTCAGTTTGAACAATACCACCAATCGAAACAATCACTGCCGTATTAGATGCGGGTGTGAACCCTAGTGCATATGTAGAAACTGCACCATTTGATGTTGTGGTGAATGAAGAAACTTCAGCATTAGCACCTGTATTTGCTCTATCAAAAGCCGCATTTGCTTGAATGAACGCTGAATTCGCAGTGTTAAATGCCGGTTGTACTTGCGGTGCCACATTGTTTGCTGAAGCAAAAGCAGCATTAGCGTGATCAAACGCAGCATTGGCTTGAATCGTCGTAGCATTGGCAACAATAAATGAAGCGTTGGCTTGAATAAATGCCGCATTTGCCGTGTTAAATGCAGGTTGTACTTGTGGTGCTACATTGTTTGCTGAAGCAAAAGCCGCATTAGCATGGTCAAATGCTGCATTAGCCTGCGTTGAAGTTGCATTGGCTACAATGAATGATGCATTCGCCTGATTGTATGATGCATTCGCTTGAATGAATCCACTATTTGCATGGAAGAATGCGGAGTTCGCTTGCACGAAGCCAGAGTTTGCATGATCAAAACCAGCATTCGCTTGAATCGTCGTGGCGTTTGCAACAATAAATGCCGCATTTGCACGATTACTTGCCGTTACTGCTTTATCGTCAGCAGTATTAGCAGCATCATATCCAGCATTTGCGTGATGAAAGGCTGACTGTGCATGAAGTATGCCAGCATTGGCTTGTATGAATGCTGCATTGGCGGTATGAAACGCCGGCTGAACTT